GGACTTCCGTGATTCCAAGATGATGACTTAACATGACATTTCATAGCCGTATTCTTAACGTCATTCCCGCGGTGTTCCATGACATACCCGTCAAGATCATCCAAACCCCCGGTAAGAAGCACACTGTTATTCGGATCATAGTACATCGAGGCGATATTGAACTGAATATGCGGCCCATAAAACCTATCCCCTAAAACATCGTAAATCCAAAGATGATACTTGTTTGAAGATACCGCTTGGTTGGATTTGAAAGATAAATAATAATACCTGTCCTCAACAATCTCGGCATGAGCAAGGTGCTTGAACGCCGGGTCAACGTCAAATTTCACACGGCCTTTACTGACAAACTCATCCTGCGGCCACCGGTAAAGCTCCCCTTCAGGAGTGAACATGAGAAAAGAATTCCCAAACCGCTTTGAGGTTCTCCGGGCATTGGTCCCGGCCCGCGCTTTCTCCCTCTGAAATATCCAGTTTTCAGGAACCCCAATCACAGTCCCGGAATTGATTGAATGAGCATGGATGATGTTAAGTTTCCCTTCCACCACATCAATATCAATCGGAAAATCCCCGAACACTGATTCACTAACCTGAATATTGGATGCGGGCCACTTCTCCATCCCTCCATCATCCAGATGCGCTGACCAATACAGGTTTTCGTCTTTTCCCGTGATCCCAAAATACCGCCCGGCATAGGGATGAAAAATAATCTTGGAGAATTGCTTTGGGGGTTCCCCACCCCCGCCTATATCATAGGTCTTCTCCCCACCGTCAAATCTTCGCCAATTGTCAACATTTGACCCGAAATAAATAAAATTCCTGTCCTGCAAAAACTCAACCTGTTGATTGTTTTGAAGCCCGGCGTAAATAGAATTAAACGTGCTTGTCGCAGTATCAAATTTCCATAACTGCCCATCACAGACCGCAAGCAGAAACTCTTTCCCTGAAGTAAGCTGTTTCCACCGCACCACCGCCCACACCGTGTCAGCCGCAATCTGTGTCGTGTTTCTCTCCACAAGCCCAGGAATCTTCTGCCATTCGTTCTCCTTGAAATACATCCCCTGAGAGAAAGCAATGCCTTCCATCGGCATATCCGTGTCCCTGAGCGCGTTTAATACCCCGAATTTAGGGTCTTTGTAAGTGAGTAACATTAAATCTCCGACACCATTTTTCTTTGAGCTTTGATCAGCATTGCATCAAGTAACGCAATAAGAACTATGAACGGCCCGGCAAGCCGCGCCACATGAAACGGGAAATGCCCGACCGAGTTTATCAAGATTGCCACGAAACACGCCATCAGAACCAAAGTCTCCTGACTGCCCCAAGCGTATCGAATAAATCTCTTGAAAAGATTAACAATAAAAGCAAACAATATAAATATACCCACAAGTCCGGTTTCAAAAAATACTTGGAGAAATTCATTGTGCGCCTGTTCCCATTTCTCAACGTCCATGAAATGATCATTGACTTTCTTCTTTTTAAATATTGCTTTTGCTTTTAAAAGATGATCCGAGCTGGCAACCTTCTCGGCAAACGCCTTGTCTCCGGTTGCAAGAGCTTCGTTTATCATAAATTTCTTAACCTCAGAAATATTATCTGTCCCAATCAGATTATGAGAGGGGATGGCCTCAAGGAACGTGAATCTTTTAAAATTCCCAATGCCATGCCCGAAAAACTGTTTCTGGAACGCTTGTCTTATGATCAACTGCCAAACATTCAATCTGCGGTTGAACTGCCCTGATGGGTAATCAACCTTCAAGGTATAAAACAACGCCCCGCTTCCAAACACCCCCAAGATGAGCCAAAACACAATCCGTTTCCTGAACCAAAAATAAAACAATGACGCGCCAAGAGCCGCCATGACCGAGAACGTGGACTTCGAGAAAAAAAGCGCAATCAACGCAAACGGAATCAACGTATTGGTCAGCGTGAAAGCAATCGGTAATACCACCGCCGCATAGTTTCCAAGGAACGCCGGGAGCGCGAAGAACCCGGAAACGTCACTGAAAACAGTCTGCAAATGCGCGTCCCTCGGGAAAAACAAAGGATCAATCTGGTTCTTCTGCAATACGATCCAGAACACATTTAAAATCAGGATGCCAAAGAACGCCCATAAATACTTTCGTAACTCAGCAAGATTCGAGAAGATCACGATAAACTGGTAAATCACCGCGCCAAAAAAAACATTCTGTAACGCCGAGGATTGAATCGGCATCCCTTTCATGAACACAAACTGGAAAGTACACCACAAAAGGAACAACCCTAACCACTTGTTGACGTGCATAAGCCCGACTAAAACAATCGCTGAAATCTGAAAGAAATTAGTCTGGTACGCCCGTAAATCCTGCCCCGCTACATAGAACGTGGGAAGCAGTATGATAAAGAGCAAAGTCCAGTCGATCTTCAGGTTATATTCTCTTATCAAGGTGATACGTCAAAGTTCGCCGGGAAAGATGCCCCGTGAGTGCCTGCACTGGTTCTCGGTCTGTGTGAAGCCATAACGTCCGACTCGCCAGGAGCCGAATTTGCGTCACGTAAAATTACAGCTAACCCCTCTTTGTATTGGTCATCGTAAAACCGTCCGTCCACTGACGGCCCTAATCTTGTGGCAATCTTTGAAATTGCCCCAGCCATCTGCACCCACTCGTACTTTGCCGGTAATGCACTTGTCTGCGCCGCCGAGGGGTCCGTGATAATCTCCCCGGATATAAGCGTCAAGGAATCCGTTGCATCGGGAGTCGGAACAAAATAGATTCGGTCTGCCCCTGCAATCCTTTGAAACCACCATAACAACACCGGCCCGCCTAAATCACGGCCAGGGTCAATCATATCCGCTTCAGTCGCGCTAATCCGTGACACTTTCCGGTTGTTTGAGTCATCGCGCATTGACACGATCCCGTCAATGTCCACGTCACTTGGGAGAGTTACATACTGCTGATCCGCCACCAAAGTAATCGAGTGTTCCTCCAAGAGCCAACGAGCATGCGGAACCTTCGCAATAATATCCTGAAGCGTTAGGACAAGCATGTTTTGAACAAACGTATCAAAAGTCGTATCAGCCCGGTCTTTGTCAACAATATCTTCAACCAAATCCGCTAGAGTCTGCAAATCACGTTTTGCCATGTATACCCTTCAATTCCACGATAGGCAGGGGCCGAAGCCCCCACCCATCCGAGGAAAATTCCTTAACAACGATTGATGAAAATATCAATCGCACTATCTCCTGCCGCCGCCGCTTCAAGCAACACACCGAAATGGTCTCTCGATGTATTGGATGCACCGTCTTCAGCAGTTCCACTTGGAGCCAAATCAAGATATACCCCTGCGGCTTGAGCTGTCGCAGAAGTCGCTACTCTTGATCCAGCACCGGGAGCGACACCATTCGGGAACATACCCGCGGCCCACCTGGCCTCGTCATACCTTCCCCAACATTGCACACGTCCCCAGTTTCCATAGGCTTCATCATTCGTGGAAGAATTGTCTCTGGAACTACCGGGAATCGCATCCATCGTGATTCCGATAGCTAATCCATCTGCCGAAGTCGTGCTTGTTTGCACACTCACTCCATCGTTAGACGTTGAATCCCAGATCACAACACTGTCCGCCGAAATCTGAAAAGCCCCAGCCGTAGCTACAGCTCCAGTCCGAGCATATCGAGCAACAAAAAACTTGATCGGTGCTGAAGATTTCGCTTGGCCTCTGTCAATCTGAACATCACCAAATGCCGGTCCTACACCCACAAGTAAGGCGAGGGCCAATACTAAATACTTTTTCATAGCTCCCCCCTTATCCTGCGATGCCGGTCATAATGCCTTGTAACCGCCTGGCACTGTTCGTGAAATTGCAGAACACGTACAATTGCCAAACCGTATACAAGCCGTCAATCGGCTCTTTACGTTTCGTTGTTTTAAATTCGCCTTTCCTAAGAACACTGAATCTGTGATGCCGTGTGTTCACTAGGTAAAGCGTTTGCGCAGGTACATTGTCGTCCGCAATCACTTTTGCTTTGCGGAAGAACACGTCATCAAACCCTAAGTCACCACGATCCTTACCCATGTTCACGTTGATCGTGCCATTGGTAATCGTCATGATGTTGATTAGGGATTTAACGGCGTTCGTGGTCACAATCAAATCCGGTTTCTCTTGCCCACGCGTACAATTCTGGTAAAGCGCGTCTAAAGCAATTAAACCTTCATTGGTCGTATTCCAAGTCGTGACACCAGAAGTGTCAATCTGCGGACGCCAAAATGAGTTGTTGATGGAATTAATATTCCCTAACCCATTATTGGTTGTCGCCGCAGTCGTTGGAATTGCTTGTTGCAAACCACCCGGCAGGGTTGTGTCTGTCGTGCCATCCGACAACGCGGAATCACCCAAAATCTCCTCCATCGAGTATTCAGCTTCCTCCATCTTAACTTCAAGGAGGTCGTGAATCTGATAGGCGGGCATGTTCTGCGCGTCTTCAAGTTTTGACAGATTAATCGAACCGGCTATGATCTTATGATCATACTCAGCCTCTTGGATCGGATTACCGACTGACGTGTCAATGGTTGCGCGGTCTGCGTAACCTTTGAACGTGGAGTTTACAGCCGTAAAAAGCGTCTCTTTAAACTGCCTGCCGCCCTCTACAACCCTATACCCCTTACGACCATTCGGATTCCTTGCATCTTGGTTCTTGTAATGCAGGAATAATTCATTCCGAGTCGTAATGTTCTGTGATACGTCTTTCGCCCAATCCTCAAGTACTGTCCCTGCAATGAGCGTTACATCAGTTCCGAACAAGAATTGTCGGAAATAACGCGCCCAAAAATCGAGCAAGAACATTGTAATGCTCCTTCTTAAACAGTCGAAGGTGGACGGACCGCACTTGGATCATGATATAGGATAGCGTCCCAAAGCTTCTCCGATCTGGTCGCACCCTTAACCTTATGTGGCTGTCCTGTCGACTGTCTTGATTGTTGGAGCTTACGCTTGGCATTGGCATCTCGCGCCTTCATAGCCTCATCCACTTTTGCCTGGAGAATCTTGTCATGGAATACGGCGTTATATGCTTTCTCAGCATCAACACCACCCGCAACAAGTTCTGAAATCTCTTGATATTCCTGTGACCCGCGTGTTACGTCAGGATGCTTTTCAAGAAATCGTCTCTCGAATTCCGCACCCTGGTGTCTTAAAACCGGATCAATAGTCTGTTTCGCTTGAACCCCAGACATCTTCCCGACCGCATCAAACATGGCCTCCACAAACGCGGGGTCGTAGTTCTGCCCCCACTTCTGATTGGCCATCTGAATAAACTCCTGCTTGATCACGTCAGTCTCATTCTGTGGTCTTTGCGCGGGTTGGCTAAATCGTGGATCGGCTATGAGGCGTTCATATGCCTCAGCCTTGCGCTTCGCTTCAGCGTTAGTTTGTGCCTCTTGAGTCAACTTCGCTTGCCACTTCTCACGATTGTCATAAGCATCAAAGTAATCCTTGAGTCTTTCGTTGTTCCTAAGATCATCAAGAGTTACCCTGTGTTCCCCGATGCTTATTTCATCCGTTGGAGTCGTGTCTTCGCCCTCTCCGTCATCATCCACGTTGCCTGAATCAGCAGGGTCGGGTTGCCCCGAAGGGTCTCCACCACCACCGTCCAGGTCGCCAAATCCGAACCAGAGATGCCCAAAAAACACATTAAATAGTTTAAACATAATATCCTCTCAGACTCGTCCAAGGACGTTGGTCATCTTAGGTGTGTGACTTCTGCGATTGGTCACGGATTAATAATAAGGGGTCAGCCGCAGACTTCGAATCTCTCCGATTGGTCCACAGCCGAACCCTTTTAATGCTTATGAAGCCTATCGCTTGCGCCCGCGCCGTCTATGCGTGGGTTCTTCTTTCTCCTCGGTTCTTCCTGATCGAACACTTCCAATCTCCTGATCAATCTCCCTGATCTTGTCAAATAACTTTGCGCGAGCCGTGATTAAAGCAGAAATCTTCTCGCCTCTTTCAACGTCCTCTGGACTCCTGCCGTGTTCATCAAGCCCAGCCGCCTTGTACCCCTCTAATGTCTTGTGCCGTTGATGCGCCTCCAACGCCTCACCATTCGACTCATACCACTCATCCTTACCAGGACCGCTGTAATAATTCTTTGTTCCGTACCTGCGAACCGTAATAAGAGAGCGTTTCTTCTTCTCCTCCTCAAACACCTTCTTTTCAACATCTTTAATATCTACCTTTGCCATGACTACCTCACTTTATTTGTAATCCCGCTTTGATCGCCTGCTCCCTTGCAATCTCCCCGGCTCGTTCAACTTCCTTTGCACGTTGTAGTCTCTTTCTAAAATCTTTCTCCTGCTCCGGGGTCTGCCCCTGCTCGTTCTGCCCAGCCTCAGCCCTGTCCTTGTTACGTTTCGCCGCGATATTATCCCGCCAACACTCCGAGCGATTGTCATATACATCATCCAACCACGGCCCTTTAAAAAATCCTGACCCATTCTCCGGGTACTCCCGTATCTGCGCCATCTCAACTTTGTATCGGTCAATATCCTCTTTGTTTACCTTTGCCATGCCTTACCCCTTATGTTAAAGAATTAACTCTCTCTGTTGTAAGCGGTCTGTAATCCGTGTACGAAACCCCAGGCGAATAACACTTTTCAGATTCAGTCGGTAACCCGCGATCTTCTAAAATCATCACTTGCCCCTTCGGACATTTGTAAATCACTTGTGGCGAAACGCACCCTGAAAATAAAACTAAAAGAATCAAACAGGCTCGCATTTCCACTTCCGCTTGTACTCACGTTTCTTCTTAGCAATTCTCTCCAGTTTCGGACGGTTTAACGAATCTTTCCGTTTCTTATCATGCCTCCTTTGCCACCCTTCCGCTTCTTTCTTAAGCCCAGGATCACTGGCATTGCCCTGCAATATGTGCTTTGAAGCGATCCGGTCTTTCGTCAGATTATAAATAGCCGAGTCCTTATCCACGCACGCCGCGTTCATGTCCTCCGCTTTCCGCTTGTTATGCCTGTTCTTCTGCGGGTTCTTTACCGCCCACCCCAATGACCGGAGTTTCTCCAAATACTCGCTCATACAGGAATCGTCTCCTCTGTCGGCACCGCCGCATCCGCGGGAGCTTCAGCCCGCTTCAATGGCAAGGAACTCCCACCACCACCCTGAGACTGCCCAGATAATTTCTGAAGCAATGGTAAATATGACTCCTGATGCGCTATCGCCCCCTGCTGAACCTGGATCGGAAGCGTCTGGAACGAGGGAGATTGAATAAACATTTCATGCGCCTGAACATGCTTCATCATGAACTTCGGGTCTTTCTGCTCCCGCTCTGAAATCGGGGGGAACTGCCCCGACATCCACAAAGTATGCTCATCCCCAGGCTCCATTCCTTCCAAGTCCCGGATGATCTTTGACTGATCCTTAATTCCCATGTTCTCCTCAGCAAACTTCGCAAACAAATTAGATAAAATCAGTTCCTTCCCTTCCTCAATCAATCCCTGCCTCAGTTCGGGTCTTAATGCCGTCTCCATGTTCACCGCGTTCTGCTGTTTCTTCGATGCCTCATCCTGCGGTGCTACGGATTCAATGTTAAAATCAAACCAATAATCCCCGGCTAAATCCTCTTTCGTCCATGACTCACGCCCCGTCTCAGGGTCGTTCCACCACTCAAGAGCATCGTTCTGCCCCAACACCTTAATGAACTGCTCCTGATCCACGTTCTGCGTCATGATCTGCCAGATCGTGTGAACCTGATTCAAGAGAAATTCTTTCACCCGCTTCTGCGGTCTAAACCTTTTTGCCCTCACCGACTTCTGAATGATCTTAGACTCAGTTGCCGTCCTGTCATCCTCAGGAGTCGCCACTTCAAAGTCTGCGGCTCCGGACTCCAAAAATAACATCTCTTTCACAATAGCCAAATACGCCAGTAAATCCTTCGAGAACTGCGGGTTAATAACATCCCACGCCCCAACCGGAGACCCCTTGAACCCAACCAACGTTCCCATCTTCCCATTCTTGAACTTCCGTTTCTCAGGCAAATCCAGCCGATCCACGTCATAGCCCACCTTCGGCATAAACTTGTCAATCTGATCCGCAATCTGCGAATGAATGTAACTAAACTCCTTCGCTCGCTCCCTGTAAAACTTGATAGGCGGAATCGGGTACGGACTCGATGGGTCATCCTCAAACCAACAATACGAGTATTGACTGCCCTCCGGGATCGGGTACGGCGTGTCAAACTCTACGAAATCTTCAACGCCATCCACAATCGAATGAATCTTGCGGTTCTCCAAATCATGAATCTCAAAGACCGTGAATCCTTTAAAATCAGGGTCAGCCATGAGCCGGTCCTGCTCCTCACGACTCCGCGCCTCAAACGCCGGGTGCAACATACTCGTCGGCTCCAAATTCTCAACTTTACTGCCGTCATAAGGGAACTTACTCAATTCATCTTTCGTCTTATGCAGAATCTCCACCGTGAATTTCTGCTTCGTCACGTGCTGTGCCGTGTAATCCAACATCACATTGAGAGGATTTACCCGTTCCGTGACATGCCCCAACTCACTCTCTACCACCGGAGTCTGTGTCAGAGGTTGCCCTTCCCCCGTCAGAAGCCCTTTTAAGCCGTCTAATAGCCCCGTAGAGCCACTTTCTTCCAGGATGCCACCCTCTACCCTCCAAGAAGTCTTTGTGCATCCAAATGGAAGTAATCTCGCGTCCGTAATAACCATCTCATTCTCAAGATCAATCCTATGCCCCGTGGCTTTAACGTCCGTGTACTCCTGGTTTATGACCGCCGCAACCAACCCCTCCCGCTTCTCCCATTCAGGTTTCTTCGCTTTCGTCGATACCTTCGGGTTCTGAAGGAATAAATGCGGACGGATCGTCCCTTCGATGGACTGAATGACATTCGCCAGTTTCGTGTACCGTTCACCAGTGTCAACATTGCTCCTCTCCTCCCCAGTGAACTCCCTATAAACTTTCTCCGACCAATCAATCATCTTCTTCTTATGCAGTTCACGCGCAATCCGACACCGCTTTTTCCAGATTCCAAATAACTCGTCTCGGCTCTTTCCCTCTAAACTCATCCGATACCTTCCTCAAGTAATTCAATCGCCAACGGCCGCGCCGGGTCCGTACTCCTCGGCTCACTCTTAAGACTCTGATGCGGCCTCGACATAATTAAATACCTTAGTGCATCCATGCAATGGTCGTTTCGCTTCACCACATCATCCGGTTCGTTCTTCTCCTGCCCAGGTCTTATCCGCGCCCACTTGTACCCGTCAATCTCATCCTTGAAATTCTCACAGTTCTTGAAAACCTTTATCTTCCCGTCTTTGAAGAATTGATTGACCCTGTTAAGCCCCGCGAGTTTCGTATTGTCTCCACCTCGGAAATATAAGCCCTGATCTCTGTACTCGTCCATGACGGAAAACCACCCGTTCGTTCTCTGGATCGTCTTATTGTGGCAAGACGGGTCGCATATCCATGTCGTGACTTTCCTGTTGTCCCGCCTCTTGATCTCCGTGGCATGATGACTTATCAGCTTCCCGGCTTCATAATGCTCATCGTAAATAAATATCGTGCCGTCATAATCAATCGCTCCCCATAACACGGCTGTCGGGTTCGTCGCTCCGTGATCCAGACTTACGATCCGGTCCCACCCATCGGGAATCGGAAATGGATCAATCCAATGCTTCTCCTGCCTGAACTCATCAAAAACTAAACCTTCCGTCTCCTCATCTGAGCCGTATAAATGTATTCTCTGTAGTCTCTCTGGAAGCTTCTGGAGATTAGGGATATAATCCTCTGGGAGATTCGCTCGGTTGTCAAATGTGTTCGTCTCAATGAGTTCCCCGATTTTCTTTTGGTTGAACATTTTGTATATCCAATTGTGTCCGTCATAATTACATTCCAATCGTAACTGCCTTGTCCCTTCTTTTCTTCTGAGTCTCCCACGCAGGAACCAAAAATCCTCGTCCGTCATCTCCTCGGCCTGCACCATCAATGCCCCGCCAAGGTTCGCGTTCTTAAGAGCGTTTATGTCATCCCCATGCCGAAACATCAAAATTGAGCCGTTCCCATATTTCACTTCGTTGTTCACTATCGGACGGCCAAGTAAATCATTCCAGTCTCTAAGAGTTGAGTCTCTTAAATCCACCCACTCTTTCCTGATAATCAAATAAAGGTTGTTCGGAATCTCCTCGCATTCCTTGTTCGCCGCCAGGAGTCCCGCTAAACTTTTCCCACATCCCCAAGTCCCTTTGATACATACCGCGTCACTCTCGCTGAAGATGAACTTGTCTTGTTTCGGATTGAGGGTCAGATACTTGGTTTTGACTTCTGAAGACGACAACATTTTGAAATCCAATTCCCTCTATTTTACTTGGTAATTCCTTGGAGAGTAGAGCGCACCAAATTCTAGTTTTATTCGATTCTTTTATCGTTCCCCAATTCTCACCAGCCCAATTTAAAATCTTTCTTTTGTGCTTTAGTTCCATGCTATTTAGTTTAGGCATAATAAATTTCCTAAATAGTTATACTTATTAAAGTTAAAAATGTTAGTTATAAAATATGCGGAACTGTGTCCGGGTTCATAAACTCTGCTGTTTTCCAATTGTGTCTTTTGTTTTTGGAGCAGGCTAATCTCATTGCTCCTCTGTAGCCGTACATCTGATCAATATTATTCGGGTCTAAATAAGGTCTGTTCTTACACTTACAGACAGAACATCTTGTAAATTTAATTGTCGCTTTCAAGGATTGTTTCCCTGACATCTTTTGCAATGTTTTTATACGTGAGTGCATCCGGGTGGATTCCATCATCAGAACCTATCTTTCCTATCACCACGTAATCTATCTGTTTTTCAAGCGCGAGTCTCTCTAAGAGTGCGTTGTATATACGAATCTCCGATTTCACTTGCGGTGGTGCATAGGGGAATACAGGCACAGTCATTACAATTGGCCTAATTCCCCCCTTTTTTGCTCTTTGCACCATAACTCTGACGTTTTTTATAACTGAGGCGGCGGTTCTGTGGATCGTGAGGTCGTTTTGCCCGACCCAAATTATTACTATGTCAGGCATTAAGGCTTCTACTTCGTGGAATCTTGCCAGGATTTGCTCGCTTCTCTCCCCTCTTACTCCGAAGTTATGCACCTCCCAATCATCTTCCTGTAGGTGATCGGTGTATGGGGCTAAGACTTCCTGGCCCGTGGATGAGCCAATACTCCCCACCGTGGTGGAATCTCCTATGGCGGCTATAACTAAGGCATAGATCGCTTGCTCAATCATCTATCTGCGGGAGATCGCTTTCATCAAGTTCGTACTCCGGTGACGGACCCGAAAATATAATATCTGCCAATAACACAAAAGCTGAAACTGCAAGGAAATAGGGTGCGAAATCCATCAGGTTTTCTATCAATTCTGACATTTGATAAATCATAACCCGAAAACATATTTTGCATAAAGCTTGTAAAGCGGAATGACCCTCTTTCGCTCACCCTTGCTCTCAACCAAAGTCTTTAATTTAAGTCTTTTTTTTAAAGTCAACCGCTTCTGCCGCTTCCAATCCCTGAAGGGTAAATTGTTTCGTTCGATCATAAAAAAAAGAACCGGTTAGGGTTTATAGCCCTTCCCGGTTCCTAGGTGTGTACGCTCTATTTGGAGATAAAGCCATAGCTTGCCCTCGTTATTGCTTTATCTCCAACGTATATTATACGCTTTTATGCGACTTTGGCAAACAGATTCGATCTTATACTCGGTCTCGCCCTCTCCTCCTTGAGTCTTCGCTCCATCTCATCCCTTAAACATTGCGCGTTTATATTAAGCTGTGAATGATCAATCCACCACTCCAACCTCTTAGAGCGCATGAATTCAATCCCAGTCGTCTTATCTAACATGGACACCACCCTCTGACTCTTAGCCGTCGACCCCTCAGCCTGAATCATCCTGGGATCAAACACCGCATCCTGGAACGCTCTCGTAATGATTCCCCGAACCAACTCCTTGTACGGCTGTGGATAATTAGGTTTAACCGTGGAAAGAACCGGCCTGACTTTGTTCCTGTAACTACTACTAAACCGTATCTCCTGATCCATCCGTAACGTCTCCAAACCCATTACATGCGACAGGCTCTCCCTCTAAGCTATCGGCAATTCTTGTCATTTGTTTATTAATTGACCAAATCCCCTCCGAGTACGACCTGGCATACCCTTTTCCCTCTCTCATTGCTTGTTCAAAATTAACCCCGTCAAAGGCAGAATCACAACCCATTAGGGTTATCGCGGCTATCAATATCAGTAATCTCATAAAGCTCCTTCTGTAGTTTTTTTACTTTTTCTTCAAGTGCTTGTCTCGCGTTCTCATACATCATCACCGACTTTCCATAATTAATCAAAGTCTCTTTTGCTTTTTCTTCCAATCTCTTGCAGTTTTCGCATGTCATAGTTTATACACCTGAATTGATTGTCCGGTTTGAGTGCGGTTTGTCAGTTCCTCCCAAGTGAACGGAAGTGCCGTCATTGCTACCTTGTCATATGCCTTAAGACGTGTCTTGTCTCTGTATGGGGTGAATGTCGCTAGAAGCTCAGCAGACTGCTCTAGTTCCTTGTAAAGCGGATAATTGTCATACGCTCTTAAAACCAATACATAATCTATATTATTTTCTTTTAACGCCGCCATCGTAATATCAATAACCGGACGATTCATCGAAAAAGAACTTCCGTCATCTGCGCCCGGTTTCATAAAAAAAAGTTCATAACTAGGATAAAAATAACCAATGTCCTCAAGCATGTGTTCAAGTCTTCTCTTGCGCCCGCCCTGAACCCCTGCGAGTTTCTCTCTTAATTGTTTCTCACTTTGATTAAGCACCGGCATGTACTGCGCCCAATCAAGGGCAACCCTGCTCCCTTCTGGAATATAAAACTCAACCCACGCCTTAGCTTCATCCCGCGTGTCTCCTCCAACAGCATTATCATTTATAAAAATCCAACATCCCCCTAAGACTATACCGCCGACCAATGTCCCAAACAAAAGCATGTTGATTTTCCAATTCTCCACCTGTTCCTCAGCTGTCTCCATCACCCACCCCTTTCATCTCCTCCTTATAATAATTTTCGCACTTATCACATTTTTTCTTTCCGTAAATATTCTCTAATTCATGGTTTTTTGGATGACACGCCTTCTCCTTGGGTTTTGGTCCGATTATACTAATCGTATACTCCCCTTTAATAATCTCCATAACTTCTTCAGGCGTTCTTCCAACTATGTCACATATGTCTTTGAATGTAATCATTCATCCACCCCTTTCATCCCCTCTGTTATCCTCTCGTAGTCTCATATCCCCTCAGGGTTGTGGGTCAAAAGCATCCATGATAATTGACATAGAGCAACCATAACAAACTACCGCCGACGAACCCAATCACAAAGCCAATATCTACCCCTTGACGATACTTTTGTAATTCTTTCCAAGGCGAGTCATCCCATTCAACGTTCTTCATCCATCCTCCTCATAACTGTTGGGAGAGGGCGGTAGATGTACAATCTTGCCGCCAAGGCACCTCTCATTGAGCCTCACGACTTCAATCTCTCCCATAATTTAAGACCGGTGGGCAGGGAAATGCGCCAAGACGAATACGCGAATACGCTCAACCGCTTGGACTTATCAAATTTTACCCACCGGACATCTCTCAAAGATCAACTGTTACAGTCATCACACGCTTCCCTGTCCACATCATCAGGGCCGTTCTGTACCCAATACCACCCCTTACCTTCACATCTCTTGCAATCGGTCATGATGGCCTTATCCCTTTCGGGGGTTAGTTACCAATCTCATAGTTATTGTTAGAATCTTCAAAAGATTGATCCCCTCTATTCTTGTGTCGCTTACAAAATTGGCGGTAATCATCTCTGAACTTTTCGTTTTTATGCCCCTCTCGGCAGTATGTATCTTTCAGTTTATACTTAATCGTCGCTTGCTCTTTACACCCTTCTTGATCGCAAAATTCACCTTCAGTGGCAAAGTACCCTTTCCCATTATCAAGAGCATTGACGTAGTGGTAATAAGCTAATCCGCAAGCGGTCTGCGTGTCTTTCGCATAAGCTTCGTGTTGGGCAACTCCATTTCTGAGATACTCGATCTTAGCGGAAATTCTCCACTCGTCCCCTGAGAGTTCCGATTCTTTCCACCTCGGAACCGTTGTGATTCTTATTTCATCAAATCCTTGTGCATCTGGTCTAATCATTTTTCCCCTCCTCAATCCCTAACGCTTTCATCGTGTCGGCGAGGGCAGAGTTGTATTCAACTTCAAGGTTCTTCTCCTTCGGCATCCTCGCCTTGATCTCGGACATGATTAAATCAACGGTATCAATCAGTTCAGTTCCGTCCTCTTCGTCGTGTAGTATTTGTGTCAGCACTTCTTTAAACGCTTTCATCTGTCTCTCTCCTTATGGTCTAGGGCTTGCTCTTTTTCCATAATGGCCTATATTCTTTTGAAACTGGATAAAAAGTGTATCCCATAGACAACATATAATTTAATAACCAAGCGCAATCGTTAGAAGAATCTGACCACAATTCACAAATCTCACTTTCTTTAATAACTTCACCGCACATAACTTTTTTCTCTAAAGGTTCGCTTAAATCTCTACACACTTCTGAATAGGGCATCGTAGTTTTTTTATCTTCCTGTTCTCGGTGCATCACCCCTCCTTATGGTCTAGGGCTTTAAATACCTTATTTTGAGCCTCCATAATTTGTTTATCGGCTTCAGAGCATGGCAAGGCTGTTATCAGCTTTGATATTTCCTTAGTGTCCCAACCGTTTGATAAATCAATAATTATTGGTTTCATAGCTCCTCTATCTGTGTCCATTTCCCCCACCCCATTCATCTTCGTCATTCCTTCAGGAACTTTTGGTGCGTCCATTTCACCCTCACTTTCCATGTTCAGCCCCACCCTCAAGGTTAAACTTACGGCGGATTGTGGTGGCGTGAAACATAGCAACATTCCTAGAGCTATACTCACCATCCTCGTCGTGTTCGTGTGCGACTTCTTCAAGGTACATAGCGCATTCTGCCGCTGTCTCTTTCTCCACGAGGAGGAGGGCTTCCAAAGCTCTGCGATATGTCCTATTCTCAAATCCTCCGATCGCATCATTGCCTTTAATGGTTGAATCTGCTATCTCCCTCGCCCTGCTCTCCAAATCCCTCATAACCCCCTCGCCTCCTCATACACCCTATGATCTTTAGTCCCTAACTTCATTCCACAAAACAAACATCTCTTCTTCCCTCTTCGATAACGCCTGTAACTTAATTTAGGTGGAATCGTATTCGCAAAAGCATGTCTCATCCCAATCTCAGCCTCAACCTGTTTATGGTTCATCAATTCAAGCATGGAAATAGTTTTCTCGTTTAATTCAACCTTTATCGTTGAATAAAAATGTTTCCAAGCATAAGCTTTCACAATTCCCTCGCCTCCTCATACAACTTCTTCCAATCATGATACTCTTTAACCCCGCGCAGTTGGTAACCGGCTGTAACCCCTAACACAAATATACCCGCCGCAACACTGATGACGACTGCCGTGAATAACCACCCTTCATCCTTCATTTTTCTTTAGCTCCTTCTTCAGAGTACCCTTATTTACGCCGTAACGGGCTATTAGCCAGCCTTTCTCCGTTTTTACACCCACCACTATGCCTTTTTTAATTAAAAGGCTTAAAACGTCATTTCCGAGCAAAAACCCGCTTATCTCAACTATCTTTGCTTTTCCCATCACTCCCCCTCATAGTCTCTTGCCGTTAGGTCTGCTAATGTTTCTTTGACTTCAATTTCCTGCTCCTCTAGTTTTGTAAGAGTCCATTGAAACGGTTTCTTCCTGGAAGCAATCGAGATCATCTCTAACATCACCAAACTCCCTTCCCGCCTCCTTACAACGTCATACACCTTCACATCACAACCTTTTACCTTGTGAGTCTTTTTAAAATGACAGGCCGCACATAAATTTGAAATATTACGGTGATCAAACCGTAACTCAGCACAGGTGGACGATATACAGTGGTCCCTCTGCTCCCCTTTTTTATTACAAACCTCACACTTTCCGTCAGACTTAAGGCATGCAATCTCAATCAAATCATTCCAAATTATTTTTTCAATCTTTCGCTTCTTTTTGTCTTTGCTGAATTTCATCTTTTCCCTTTTCTTTGTCTTCCCTTATTTTCTTAATCAATTTTTCAATCGCCTTTTTCTCATCTGGACTTTTCATCTCACGCCGTTCATAAATCCAATCTTCCCAAGTTCTCATGCAATTTTACTTTCCCGATATGAATTAAAAAACCTATATCTTTCCCTGTCAAAATATAAATTAAAAGTTCCGCAAGGTCCGTACCTATTCTTAGCAATTTGTATTTTAAAATTATTCCCATCCACTTCATTTGTTTCTAGTTGGTGCATAAGCAAAACATGATCAGCCATCTCCTCTATTGCCCCGGTTCCTTTTAAATTTGCCAAAGTTGGGGCAAATTCACCCATTCTATTTATTTGAGAAATAACAATTACAGCAATCTTATATTTCATTGCTATTTCTTTTAAAAAAGACAAATACTGCGTTAATGTCTCCCACTGAGTTCTTTTACCCTCCGATCTGATATGTTGTATATGATCAATAATCAAAACTTCAGGTCTAAATTCAAGATATTCAATAAGCGTATATAATTCATTCTCTGTATAACAATAATCATCAACTACCCTTAAAGCCGTCCTTCCAATATCAGCACAAAACTTACTTAATTTTCTCTCTATAACCCCATCCATTCTACCCATTATTAAATCAAAACCATTCACCCCCTGCTCTACACAAAACATCCTCTCTAAAATCGTTTCCCTTGTCATTTCAAGACTTATTAAAGCCACTTTCTTATTCTGCCTCGCCATATAAGCCGAAACCTGACAAATCAAAGACGTTTTTCCAACCCCAGGTCTCGCGGCAATTACAGTCATCTGAGAATTATGAAAACCAAATATACCCTTATCTAAAACTTCCAATCCTGATTCGTACTCTGGTTTTCCTGTTCTTGATGTGATGTTTTCGATAACTCTTTCAAGCGTATTTCCCAATGGCTCAAATTTTGGATACTTTTTTGTAAATTCTCCTCGGCCGTCTGTAAGCATAAATGAGCCTCCTCTACTAATTTGTGATTTTCAAAATATTTTGTTTTTATTCTTGTCATTTCTTTTTTACAAAAGTCGTAATTATCAATATCAAATCTATAATTCGCCCTAGATATTCTTACCATCTCTTGTATCCCTGAAAAATTAATTTCTAACTGGAAATGATCTATCCCATCCGTCTTTTTTGAGTTCATATTCATCCTCCCACCCTTTCGCCCTCAACCACGTTGAAGGATAAGGTATATATTTGCCATCATCTTTTATCCAATCTTCAGAATATTTAGCCCTTAACAAACCCGCTTCGATCAATTTAACGAGATCATTCGACGGACGTAATTTGCTCCACACAACCTCCGCTTGCCCCTTATTCCGTTTTTTTGGGTATTTAGACCAAAAAGATTCAAATGCGCTGTTATTACTTATTACCTTCTTTACCTTCTTACCTTCTTGTTTAGTGTCCACTTGTTGTCCACTTGATGTCCTCCCGTTGTCCTCTTTTAATTCTGTGTTTTGGTAAGTGTCCCAATTTAAAAGACTTACAATAGTCCTCTTGTTGTCCGTTTTTGTCGAAATTATGTGGTAGCACTTTTCAAGTCTTTGAAGTGCATTTCTCACCGTACTTGGGGCAATTCCGGTCGCTTTTGCCACTTTGTAACGACCTATGACACACTCACCACGTTCAAGGTAAATTTGATGACCTTCAAACATACAAGAATAGCGTTCTTTTCTGTACTGAGCTTGGAGTAGGAGGTAGATGAAAATATGAAAAGCAGGACTGTCCGTAAAAACAGCCGAATCTTCAGCTTTTCTCCATAACTTGAGCCATTGTCGGTGCATACTGACACCCGGAAAGAAAGACAGCGCACCCCCGTTTCTGACCGAGGAACCAGTGGCTTGGGAGCCAAGGGCATGAGAACGGACAGACGTTGAGCGCGCTTTTAAAGTGAAAGTTTGACACTTAATTCCTGGTTCCTTTTTACTCTCATGTTCCATACATTAATCCCGATCTTAACTCTTGGCAAGCACTAAATCAAATTCAAAGAAAACCATAATACACTCCAAATAAAAATGTATAAATTAACAAAGCCGGCACTTGATTTTTTAAATAACCATGCCACACCAGCACAACCCATAAACCATCCTATGATTATCACGCCGCCACCTTGTGAAGTTTTTGACACCTGAAACATTTGCCAATCTTCCCGATAATGCCTTGTTGTAACCTGACTAACGACCCGCACTTGCAGTAAAGATGCCCTGGCGGTGGGTTTTGAAAAGCCGCGCCTTGCTTGTCGGGCACCACAACGCTGTCCGCACAAACCCTATCCCCCCCAGGGGAAGCAAGGCGCGATTTGAGTTGATACCAGTAAAGTTTGCGGTTGTCCGCATCCGTCCAGCCCTTAATGTCATAACCCTTGTTTTTAAGGTCGTTTATTCGCGCTCCGAGCCGCGCTAAGGGACTATCCTGACCGTAGACCTCCCTGACTATAGCATCTGATCTGTGAGGTCTTAAATCGTACAATAGGTCGTAAAGTCTATTGACTTGACTCATTGAGGACCTTCACCTATTGGATTTTCCCAATCAGAATTACACGCAAAATATTCATATTCGGACAAATCTAATGGCAGTCGCACATCGAAGAATGGATTCCTATTTTTTTGACTAAAATTAAGCACTAGATTATGGGTTCTTTGAGTCTCATAATTAGGACTATATTCAATGTCCACTGGATGAGCAGTCTTGAATTGCCACATTAAAGCAATGAAAAAGCATCTAAAAAAATAAGTCCCAAAAATAGTGATCACCGGACCGTCCAGACAAGTTTGAATCCAAAAGACCGGAAGTATTTAATTCGACGTTTCATCTGTTTATCCACCTTTCCCAAAGCTCCTCGATTGCTTCTCTTTGTCTTTCTGTGGTCTCATCACTAAATCCAGGTTCTTCCATGCTGACGTTATCAAATAAGTTCGTTATAAAACAAACCGAGCAAAATTCCTTGGTGTCTGACGGGTTGAGATGCTCGCAGTCGTCATTCAAGACAATACCGTCCTCGACCCCTTCCATGAGTTCTGCAAGCATCTCAGTCAGTTCCATAAAACACCCGTCAATGATCATGAATCCAAAATCTCAGGTTCCTCTACTTCAGAAACTTCAAGATCGGGACTTGTGATGTGATATTTCGTCTTGTTTCCTGATCCATCCCTGACAATCTTGATCATCTCTCCGCCCGTAAGTCTGGAGAATGTCTTTGCCACGGCCACGGACGAGGTTTGGAAAAACACCGCCTGCCCGTCCGGGTACTCAAGTTTGTAATTACACGTGTCCTTCTCAGGGTCAAACGTGGAAGCCGCCACCTTGTAGCCTCGATAAACCCCCTCGAAAGACTCGCCATTTGAGAGTCTTAAAAACTTTGAGTTTTCCTTCACAAAATCATTTAACGTCTTATCCATTGTCCTGCTCCTTTTTGATAGTGAGCATGGCGGGGAACTCGAACACCTTGGGTTTAGCATCTGCATTTTTTCTCTCCCAGAGTGCGCTTGCTAACCTATAGTCTTCGTAGTCCTGTGCCATTTGCTCTTTATTGCGGTACAGCGTTGCCAACCCTTCAATGCCTGTCTTGGTCTTTGCCCCGGTGTGAAGGATCAGCGTTCCCATGACTTCACCGAGACCCATCTCCTCTACGCATTTAGCATATGCCGCCGTTTGCATATATGCGTCCAAGTCTACCGTCTTTCCAGATTTTAGATCAGCGACATAAAGCCCTTCGGGTAAAAGCAGGGGTTTACGGCCATTGACGGGATACTCCCCTTCCTTGATTCGTATGACGTTATCCACGGTCCCGGCATCCTTTTGAGTAAGGGAGTAGACCGTTAGCTCCGAGTGCATGAATACGGGGTCCACAAGCTCCACCCATGCCCGGAGTTTGCAGAGGTCGTACATCTCGTCTTGGTAACGCATAAGAGCCACGTTCCCGGAGTACTCGTCATCCAATGCCTTGAGTTCTTCTGGGTTGAAATTGGGATGTCTTGGGGGTTGGTAAACGACACAGCCTTTTGTCGCCATCGTGTACCAGGCGTGGTGGATTCTAGTGCCGCGCTCCTGGGACTCGAAGACTCGCATATCCGCTTCGCGGTTTCCCACGTCCCCTCGCCACCGCGCCAGGAAGGGTTTTGCAATCACTCCGAGTTTCGTCGTTACGGAAGGAATGTACTCCGTGGTTTCTTTACCATCGACTTCGTAGATGATCTTGTACCAGTGGTCATCAAACCATTCCACTAACTTAATTTCAAGTTTCTTATTCTCCTCGGTCGTTTCCATAGTCTTCAGGGCCTCCAAACCCATCAAAGATTGCGTCCTTGTAAATTTTCTTTTCAATCTCCTGCAGTTGCGTGAACACCTGTTTTTTCCAAGAGCCGTATTTATCTTGCTCTAAGGTCGTCTCTAATTTCATCAATCGTCTTTCTGTAATCAATCTGCGCTGAAATGTCCTTTTGAAGATGGACGAGCCAATACGTTAAAATCCGCATTTCTTTCGGGCTTGCTGACGCTAAGATAATCCTGAAACTATCCCGCATCCTTTGAAGCGACCGAACAAAATCTTTGCTCATAACATGCCCGCCTTTTCTAAAAACTTCCCCGGCTCAAGCTCCCGCCATCCCCTGCGGTTGACTTCCACCATCTTTTCGTAAGACAACCCGGTGAGTTTTTCATATTCGTATTTCATTTTTGTTTTAATGTCTTTCAATGCCCACATTCTCGTACACTGTGGTATCGACAAATCCCAAGGGTTCCTGATCGGTTCCGTTCCCATTGAATCTTTTACGCGCTCTAAGTAGTCGTACATAACTACCTCCCTATTTCCGTGTTTTTTTTCATGTGATTTAAAGCCCATGCAACTTGCCGGCACTTCGCATCACAATATTTTCTCCAAGGCACGTTTCTTACAAATTCTTTTTTGCAGACCTTACATTTTCTTTTCATATAACGAGTATCGTCTAACGCATTAGAAAAATCAAGTTTTATTTCAACTATTTTTAGGGGGATGTTAGATGTTAGGAAAGATAGCTACTGATAAGCATTGCAGGAGGGTACGAAACTGCCATTCCTACCACCCCCTCAACCCACTTCCAAGGAGCCGCCCCGGAGATAGGATCGAAGTTCGAGACCGTACCCCATGCCCCAAGCGTCACGCAGGGGATCAGGCAGGCCGTGAAGGCAATGCCCCATAAACCGGTCTGAGAGGCGATTACAAGGCATGGAAGCCCTTGAAGGTACCCAGATGCCCAAATCCAGGAGAAGTTGGCCCAGGGGTCGTCCCAGACGCCATTACCGACGAGTGTGAAGGGGAGTCTAAAGGCGATATGTTGGAATAGGGCCAGGAGAAGCCACCACCACGACCACCCAAGAAACAGGGTCACGACCCCCATGGTCAGGAGAGGAATCCCAAGACGGCGGATTGTTTTGTTCCACGTTCCCCCGGCCATCCAAAGGATCGCAGAAACCGGACATAAAAAAAAAACGAGTTCAGGGTTCATTTTTCATCCTGTAATTTAAATGATCCGAGTATTTTTTCTCGAAGTCGTCAATCTCATGACCGATGATGACCTCAATATCACTGACTTTTTTTTGAAGAAGTTTGAGGTATGCGTACCACCGGACCCGTTCATGGATTTCTTCGTGTTCGCCGTTTGTCAAAACAACCTCACCATGAAATGCCCGGCTAATGTTACCGCAAACCACAGCCAGACGACGATCATTGCCCAAAACCGTACTCTAGCCCATTTATCCTCGGACTCGCTCTCATCACGGATGTTACTTGAAACGGTCTGTTTCTCAGGGCTGAATAATTTGTTCAAAAGTTCAAAGACCAGCACCGCCACGAACAGACCGAGCCAGAAATAAGAGACCCAGTGATCCGCCATCGGCCATGAAATGACAGCTAGGAGCAAACCCAAGATAATTAGAGCCGGGACACTTACCATAGCTTTAATAATCTTTTTCATTTTACCTTCGCTTTCATAACCTCTTGGATATATTCATCTGACAGAAACGCTCCTTGTTTCGGAGCATTAAACGTCTGCCCCTTGTCCACCATTACAATATCCGTTCCTTCAATCGGATGTAAAACCGTTTTACTTCCGCATCCGGTTAAGCTCACCAAACACAAGACTGATCCTAGATGGATCACGGTCAATAACGCCCCGAACCCCGCTTTGGAGAACTTCGGTTTTCTTGATTTTCTTCTCTTTGTTTTTTTCATGGATTGCATCCCATATTTTCAAACCCAGTTGGAGAAGTGTCCCGATCAGCGTAAGCCAGCCCATGTTATTTTCCCGTGTTTGCGAGTTTTCTAAAGAACCCTGCCGCAACCCCAAGCACCGAAATAATCCATCCGGGAAATGTGAATAACTCACATGCCTGAATCGTATCGGGATGATTCGCTTCGCAACTCTGGTTGTAGGCTAGAATAGCACCGGCAATGACAATCAAACCAGAGGTAATGTACGTTCTAAAACCCCGTAATTTATCCATAAAAACCCCTTTCGTTAAACTGACTTTCTATTCTCAAGCAGACTGTCAATCTTCGACTCGATCCTGTCCATTCGAGATAAAACGATTGTGACGATACTTTCATTCTTTGAGATTCGTTGTTGCCTATGATTCATCTCTCCTGAAATGATGTTTATTTGATTCGAGATATATGCCGCCCACGCGCTCCCGCCGATTAAAAGGACGGATAACATGGCCCCCATGATCCAGTAGGTTAGATATCTAGAACCGTTTCCGTTGCCGTTCCTGCGTTCAGGGCCTGAATAAGCTTGAGTCTTAACCATTTTAACCATTACTCCCTCTATTCCAGTCATAGAACCGTTCGTTATCTGTCTCCTGTCTGCGCCATCTTTCTTCGTTCTGAGCAATATACGTTTGTTGTTGCGTTAAAAACTGCGTCTGTGCGCCGTAGAACTGTTGGAACTGTTCGTTCGTCTTGTCCCAGTACTCATCAATCTTCTCCCGGTTCTCCTGAATCTTCTGGGGAGCGGCAACAATGTCACTGGTCTTTACCATGAAAGTTGCAACACCCCCCATAAGAATCAAAATCAATCCCCAGAGCCACCACCAATCTTTTAGACTTTTAATGTCCACAGTTAAGTCGTTGTCCAGTTATTGTCCGCAACATCCGGTGCATCCTGAGCCTGGTCGCATCGGTTGCCGTAGTATTTGCAAAAACAATAATTTGCTTTCGGTGTGTAACAGGCAAAATCTCCGGTCTTCCAAACATCACAGAACTCTGAAGCGTCATTGACACACCCCTGCCCGCCCGTCTTGGGTCTTGGGTATTGCCTCCCCGATGCTAAGGCATCAATGCTTCCTAAAATCATTAAAACTGCTAGTAGCAAAGCAAGCTTTTTCATGTGTTCTCCTTAGTTTGTTCTTACTCCTGTTAGTGTGACACCTTTTAATTTAATCGCTCCCGGTGCTTCGTAAGCTCCTGCGTCCGGTGCGCCGTTTCCGATAGGGTTCCCATCGTAATCAAACCGAGCCAAGCCATTAATTCCGATATTAAGAGCCGCCGATGATCCCTTAAGATGAAAGTCGGGGGTTGCGGCATTTACAAACGCTGGGTCTCCATGCACATTATCTGCATAAGTAGGTTGTTGTGATTCAAAATTTGCAATCGTGTAATTAGTTGTACCATGACGCATAAGTTCCGCAGTAGATACAGAGCCGGTTTTAAATATGTTATTGTTCTTTACAATGATCGTCTCGTCATCTACGTTAGAGCCTGTCTCGACAATTACGTAGATGTCTGCATAAGCCGCCGTCACGGGAGCGGTGCCGCAGTCCATGAAAGTATTATTTCGAATAATATGCCCGTTTTTCGTACATGAGGAAGATGCCTGTTGATCGACGAACACGCATACGGATTCGTTGTCGTACATCGTGTTATATTCGTAAATATTATCTTTGGAATCAAACGTAGCGTCAGTGCAGATGAAAGTAACTCCCTCCGAGAGATCAAGCGAGGTGTCAATCCCCCACTGAGCGTTATCCCACCCGTACATCAAATTATGATGCACATGATTCCCAGGGCCACCGTCAAGTTTCGGGGAGTTGAACAGGTCGTGCATCGTGTTATAAAAAAGTCGGTTTCGAGTGTTCTTTGAGTTCATCCCGTTAAAGCCATATGCCCTGCCGTCATAAGAGTTCGTAGCATGAAACTCGTTGCCGAATATCTTGTTGTCAAATACTCCGTCGAAGTTAGATAAATCCCCGTGACGCGCTTCAAGGAGGATTCCATCATGGTCATAACGAGCAAATTCATTGTTATAGATCATCGAGTCTTCAAGGGAGGAGCGAACATTGATTGCCTCTGCAACCCCCGACATATCATCATAGGTGTCCGCCTCTCCCCATACACGTTGATGGTCGATGTCGTTTCCACGAATGACCAGATGTTGATTCGGGACGAATGACGGGGAGGACCCACCCTGAACAAAAATACCTGACCTGCCATAACCGATATTGTTATTCTCGATGATGTTATACGTTGCTCCGCGCTGTTTAATTATCTGAGTTGATCCACCGCGAATGTCTAGGTTCTGCACGATCAGGTGAGTTCGCGCAGACAAATCAAGGCAAGTTGCGTTCTGGTCGTTGCCTTCAATCTCTGTCCACTCGTCGTGCGGGTCAGTTGAAGCGGTCTGCATGTAGAGGCGCGTGTTCCCTGAGTCCCAGAACCATCGGTACGTGGCTCCGAGGTTATGACTTCCACCGCTCTTCGCATCAGCAGGACGAAGTTCGGTGCCATCTCCCCACACCCTGTTCGGGTCGGCTGAAAGAGTCGTGTAATGACAGCCCGCGCACTCTCCCGATGCGTCAGTCCATGAATCGGCAATTGCTTGACGACACTCGAAGATTGGATCAGCACCACCGCCATACTTGCCAATCGTAATGTGATTCGAGGTGTCACGATAAGTCATGGTGGAGTAGGCCGTTGCGGGATTGCTTGTTGCGTATACGTAGAGATAAAAGGCCGTGGCATTAAAGTCCTGTGGTTCCCAAGTCCAACGGTCTGTAGCGTTCACTGTCCACGGAGCATTTGCCGGCTCGTATTCCGTGGAGTCCAGATGAATCTCAAAGGGGTAGGTGTTAAATTCCATGCGCCAAACATTGGGATATGTCTCAGTCCAATTCCCTGCGGTGTCAAATGCCGTGACAGTTACGAGCGAACCGACAGACCCCGAATCTTTAAATGTAAATACCCCCGTAACCTCCTGAGTAGTTCCTGTTTCAAAGAGAACGGAGTCTCCGTCCGCAAATCCGCTTCCCTTGTCTTCCACGGCTTGAAATGTTTTCCAGGCGTTCGAGTCGTCAGCCGCGCAGGTTGAGGCGGAGTTTCCACCGTTTGAGTCAAGGCCGTTCACCTGATCAACACACCACTCCACAGCATAGACAGGCGTTGAAAGAAACAGGAGGATTATGAAGAAGGAACGGGCCATGTGTCCGCCATCACCTGATAGCCTAGTGTATTCGGATGAACCAAGTCCGATGACAGGCAAGTTAAATAATTGTTTCCGCAAGACGTTCCGTGAAACGCCGCGTTCATGTCAACGATGTAGAGGTTCGCTTTAGTCCCTTGCCTCGCCTGAAGCGTGGACTCAAGAGCAGGATTGAAGTTATTAACGCGGTTATACACGTACTCCCATGTATTTCCACGGGGGATAATAAGAGCCACGTATACGTCTATCGTGGGATCATGCGCGTCAATAATATCAACTATCCCAAGCACATCATCTGCAACGGTTTGAATTGTTCGACTCCCGGGCATATCATTCGTCCCGGCATGGATAAGCACAGCTGAACCGTTTGGGTTGTACCCTGAAAAGAAATTAAGCATGTTTCCGAGAGTTAAACTCTGAATCGCATAAGCTGTCTTCCCGGCATATCCTGAGTGCAGAACGTCATACACGGGGTCTGAAGGAGGGTCTGAATAATACCCCACGAAGTCGTATGTCCCAATCCCGACATTATCTTGGAGCGCGAAACGGTAGCCGATGAACTCTATTGTCTCAGGGCCGTTCGAACCTTTCGTGATTGAGTCGCCAAGCGGGAGGAGCCTAGCACCGGCTTCTATCGTAGGGGGCGGACAATCACAGGTGTCTTCGCAGATTGTAACTGGAGTACATTCAGGAGCACAACTCTGCGCTATAGCAACCGAACCAACCATAAAGAATAGCGTTAAAAAAAATAGATTTTTCATTGGTATGTCAGTAGCTCCTCTGGGATATTAATACTGTTATTGTTTGCATCTGTGCCAGTACCTGTTAATCCGCTTACTTGCTCTTTATAAACATCTCCAGCAATGTCTACGCCGTTGTGATCATCTAAAGGCCAATACCCCTTCAGAGTGCTTGCGCTCACAAACCGCGGCGCACCTTTCACTTTTGATTTTGCAAGAGTAAAAATTTCATCTGCTGTTAAAGCTGAAGTCCAAATAGCGGCTTCCGTGGCTTTTCCGTTGTAGTAATTAACGGGAGCAAGTCTGTTGAGTCTCCCGATAGCACCACGGTCTATAAGAGCTGTTCCGGTCGGTGAACCAGGCGTTCCTTCCGATATCCCATTGACATACGTTGTGAGAGTCCCCCCATTGCGAACACAGGCAATATGCACCCATCCTGCCGTGACACAGTTGGTTGTTCCTGCAACTACAGTAGATGTCCCAGCGGCATTCGTGAACACGCACTGACACTGACTAGATGTGTTGATATTGACGCGACACGTTGAGTTGTTCGACGACGATGACGCTTCGTTTAGGATGTCATCCCCAGTTCCTTCAGGATTCGCCCAAATAGCCATAGACCATGTTGTGGTTTCACAAGTTGACGTACCCGAGTCACCAAAATCAATATAGTCCGCATCACCGTTGAAATCTACTGCCGAATACGCCGAGGGGATAAATAAAACTATAAAGATAAAGAGAATTAAATATTTTTTCATTTCACCTTTAAACTTCGGAAATCAATACTTTCCTAAGCTCAGCATTGCCCGAAGCTGTATCATCGGCATGTCCACCATTACGAGCGATCTTTACAACAATATTGTCGTACTGAGCACATGAATCCCCGTTAAGAGATGAATCAAAACCAGACCCTAAATGCCCTGCCGTTCCTGGGACAGTAACAACAATATCATCAGATGTTCCAAATGTTGCAGTATCGAAATCTGCCGCTGTCCCTGGGTTTTGGCAGTCAATATGCACCGCTAAATGAACATCATTTGCTGTTGCTGTTGCCATTGTGTATGTAATATCAGCAGAAAGCGCGCCACCTTGATAAGGGAAAAGAACCGACTCCCAAGTTAGAGCTTTTTCACCCGTATCTTGATAAAGTCCTGTCCAACGAGTACCAGATGCGTCAATGCTTGCGGCATTAGAAGATGGAAGTTTTCCCTGTTGTGGTCTGAGAGTCCATGCAAACTTTGTAGAACCACCCCCCGCAGTGACCCACTTCCCATGCGTAGGATGATCACTCTCGTAAGCAAACACTTGTCCGTCAGTTGGATTATTAACAGCTCTTAGTTGATCGGTCGATACGGCTTGCGGAGCAATCTCATCGTTTGACACAGCATCAGCCACGATAGCTGTCACCCCGCCGTTTGTAAGAGAAATATCTCCCGTGAACGCTACGAAAGTCCCACTGTCTGCACCGTTTCCAATAAAAACCTCTGTGTCCGCTATTCCCGTGATCGTAGTTTCAAGTGTGTTCGTCTCTGCTCCACCTGCGGCAATCCATTCCCCAGAAGGTACGCCGCCATCTGTGCTGTAAGAGAACACTTGCCCGTCCGTGGGTTTGTTAAGTGCCAAGAGTTGGTCGGTGCTAACGGCTTGGGGAGCTATCTCATCGTTAGAAACAGCGTCGGCGTTTATTGTCGCGGTGATTGTATTCGAGGAGTCCGTGAAGTTTATATCCCCGCCATCGTCAAAATCGGGGTCAACAACAGCACCACCATCAACCGTTATCGAATCACCCGCACCACTTCCACATGACCCCCATTGTCCTCCAAGCGTATCAGACTCATAAGTGAAACAATCCTCATCAACAGGTTTGTTTGATGCTAAAAGCTTATCAGTTGAAACGGCTTGAGTCGCAATCTCATCTCCTGATACTGCATCGACCGGCAGAACAAGTCCTCCGTTACCAACACCTATAACCGCGTTTGTTCCGTCATGAGATACTTGCCAGTAATCGTTCTTTTCTGTCGCGTCAGAGGAGTAAACCCTAAAAGTTGGATCAGCTACCGTCACGTCTGGGGAACGGTTTGCATCACCACTATCAGATTTTTCTAACATTGTGATATACCCAGCTCCCCCAGAATTCCCAACTCTAACATTCCATGCCAAATGATCATTTCCGGTGGTTTCAAATTCGGCCCAATAATCATCCCCTGTTCCAAATTGAAGTCTTTGATCATCTTGATATTCTGTATGCAGAGCATAAACTAATCGAGCCGAAGTTGTTGAGCTTTGTATACATTCGTTTGCGGTCGAATCACAATCAAGAGTTAAATCTTCATTGTTTCCCCCGGACTTCTGCCCTTGTAAAGTGATAACCCCCGTGTCGGGTTGATATTTTAAAAATACATCTGTGCCAGGAATCCCGCCTTGCCGCATCTCAAACGGGTCATCATCATCAGCCCCGCCGTCTTCGTTAATTCCCATGGAGTAATCCGAGTCCCCCAATGTCACGGAATCAAAACTTACAGTCGGGTCGTTGCTTGCCGAAGAAATGAAAGTATCTGCCGTAAGCGCGTTCGTTGTCTTGTTATAAGTCATTCCAGCATCGGTACTCACAGTCTCATTGTCGTTAAAAAGCACCTCTGTGTCAGAGCCAATCCCCGCAAGTGTTGCCCTTGCGTTATCAATCGAAATAAACGTCTCATCAAATGACACCACTCCTGGAGCCGTAGATGTCGCCACATCAACATCAAGGTTTCTATGCTGTCCCGACCCTGCCCATGAAAGACCACGCCCAAAATCCATAATCATATCGGAGGATTCGTTGTTATAGACCGCCGAGGCATCCTCTGAGACAAACACAGACTGACCGCCACCACCGCCCGAAGCATCTCCACCATCACAAAGATCAGCCGATCCCGTAATATCAGCACAACTTAGCCATTTAAAACGCCCAGGAGTGTCCGATTCATAAGATGGCACCTGACCATCCGATGGAAGCACTGTCGCTTGTAACTGATCTGTCGATACAGACTGAGGAGCAATCTCGTCATTTGAAACTTTATCAGCATTTATATTTGCCGTGACGGTATTAGAGGAATCAACAAAATCAATGTCTCCTGTAGAAACAAAATCAGGATCAGTGACGGCCACCGAATCAATTAATACACTGTCACCCCCTGCCGCCCCGGGTAAATCTTCGCATTGCCATGTAGCCCCGCCCGTGTCATAAACCATGCCTTGATTGTCTTCACAAGCAATAGTAAAATCAGAAGACACCGCAATCCCTGAACGGTCCAGCCCTGGAATAGTAGCGTAAAACTTGGCATAAGCAACCGATGGAAATAAGAAAATAGAAACTATAATAATACGGTAAAATTTCATCAAAACTCCGTTGTTCTATTGTCCCAGGCAACCTTAAATTTAAGTTCTCTCCGTGTCATATTACTTCCAGAATAGGTATACTTATATCCAGTCCATTGCTCCGCACTTGTCGCAGTACCAGGAGCCGCGAAATATTGATAGACAGGCTGGCCGTCTGCTCGCCCGTCCGCATCAAGCCGCATTTCATGTTCATTCCATCCAAGAATCTGTGGAAATCCTTTTGTCGCCATATTAACTCCTAGCCCTGTTTATTCGAGCAATCACACCATCCAGTACCTGCGCCATTTCTGGGTCGGATTGTGCCTGACGTGTCACCCGATCAATTCTTAAATCAGCAAGAGAATTTCTTATATCTTCCTCTGGAATTTGTGGAATAGCTTTCCAAGTCTTAGGACCTAATACCCCATCAGGAAATGTACCGACAACTCTCTGTAACTGTTGAATGGGATTAAATAATTCAGGCTGAATTTTATACCCTGAATGAACACCGAAATCAAACACCGCATTTTGAATACCCCTGGGTAACGTGTTCACCTTGGGTCTTAAATAAAATTCGTTCTTAAATATTTCTACGCGTTCAGGTTCCTCGATAGTGCTGACATCTCTTAACGGACGGCCTCTTTGAAGATTGTAATTATCAAACGTCTCTTGCGTAATCCCGAATTTTGAAACAGTACCGCCAATCTCATTCTCGTTCAGCCCCCCTTCGTTCTCTGACAATCTCGATAAAAGACTACTGAAAAACTGATCATCAGACATTGGCATGACCTGTCCGGTTCTCTGTTTGTTCTCAGGTATTACCATGCTAAATCCTAGATAAAGAATTAAGACGGCGTAAAACAAGTTGATTTTTCTTTTTTAAGCCGCAAGCTCCCTCTTTGCAATCTCAAGCAATACTACCCTTTGCGCGCCACTCTTGGACTTCCGAATAATTTTATTTAAAACCTTAGCCTTAACCTCATCAGGGGCTTTCTTGTACTGCTGATTGTTGACAACAACATCCAAAACATCTTTTGCAATCGGTCCCGCAATCCGGTTTATATCAAACCTCTCATCTTTGCTAAGCGGAATGGTTCTAAGTCTCCTGCCTTGTTGCGCGATCCCAACATCAAGCCTTATCATCTCTTGAGCCACAGGGTCTTCTTCAAACTTTGTAACAGGAAACGGCGAAACCCTGTTCAATATCCCTTTTTTTCTGATCGGTTCTCCAAAAGTATCAAGGCGCGGTCTAATGGATTTTGAAACTCCTGGAATCCTTGATTTTAAAGTTTCTTTTAACCCTTCAGGGTCTTTGAATTCAGGGTCCATTGTCCTTGAAACAAATGCTAACCCCGGAGGAGTTACACGCCCGGAAATAAGATTAGTTAAAAATCTTGGGTTTCTTCCTCTCGATGCGTCAATAAGTTCTCTAAGTCCTCTCCAAAATGTCTGATCCGAAACAAATTCTGCCGCCGCAGAAATAGCTTCTCCAACCCGCTCCGGGCTTGGTTCCTCCCCGTCATTCGTTCTTTCAACCATCGTGGCAATCGTCGCCATGAACGTCGATAATGGTTCACCGCGTCTATACTGGACGTACTTATCCCCAACGCGAATAGCAAAAGGTTGCCACCCCTGCGCTCTTAAAAGATTCTTTTTGTTCTTGTTTTCTGGACCCGCCCCAGTGATAAACCCTTGAGATGCCATGGTTGCCACAGGGATCGTTGCAATAGTCCCAAGCATTGCTTTCCCAATAGCCTCGGATTGAATCCCCGGCCCTTCCAACCCTCTAATTTGCCTAAGACTTCTGGTTCCAGGAGTTAAAGCCAAGGGAGACCTCCTAGCCGGGAACTTAGCAAGATTAATTAAAGTTCTAAAGAATGGAAATATCACCCGAACAGGAGCAAACTGTCTTATAGCATTAAGCTTTTTTGTAAACGCTCCAAGGGGTTCCTGAAACGTAGCTTCTAACGCGGCATTATTAGCCTCATCTAACATTGCTCTCGTTGGTTTATCCCGTAACTGTTTTATCTTGGTTGCAAACTCTATACCCTTCAAATTTTCTTGCTTTGCGATTCTGTAAGCCTGAGCATTTACGGATTGATTCCGTTTCACAGTTTTGAAAAATACATCCGCCGCCCCAAGCCTTCTGAATATAAAATCAGAAAGTTTATCAATGCCTTTCTTCGGTAACGTAGAAGCGGAAATCTCTGCAATCTTCCCTGTCTCGTTAATCTTTCCTAACATAACATCTATAAAATCTTTTGCCCCAGCCTTGACCCCCTCAATCGTTGCAAACCCCTCCTTTGCCGCCTCACCCAAGAATCTTTCTCTCGGAGTCTTAGTTAAGATTGACCTGATTTTATCCACACCCGCAATGGCGACTTTCTCGGTCGTCATCACAACATTAGCGATAGTGTTTCCAACTGTATTTGCAATATCAGTCTGAGGGTTTGTCAGTAGCAATGCGTTTGATAGATCAACCGCTTTCTGCCACCACGGACGGTTTACTTGCTGTTTAAGTAACCCTTGAGCCGCTTCAACCTCCCCCTGCTCAATCGCTTTCCTGAATTTTGTCGCAAATTCTATGAATTGATCTTTGTTTAAGTTTTCCAAAGCTTGTTTCGCGTCCGATGGAAGTCTGACCCTATTTAATACAGACTCTCTCAAGACTCTTAAAGATCGACCCGCTTCAGCCATTGCCGCCCGCGTAGAAGTCAAAGTCTCAACCGCCGTCTTAGTTGCCGCCACCGCATCAGCTAAAGATATTTCATCTGCCGGGGATTTTAAAAACTTCCCAATCGCGTCATCAGCCGTCCCGATAGCCTCTTGAGTAAGCCCTCGCGCTCTTTGTAATTCCTCCGCCGGGAGTGCCGTACCCTCTGGGAGTTTTGCCAATTCCTCGACAGTGATTTTTCCACTCTTAGCTCTCGCGTTTATCTCCTTGATTGAAACCCTCCCCCTTGTCTTGGAGGAAAGATCAAATGTTTCTTCAATCCCTTCGATGATCGGTCTTTGTTCTGGAGAAAACTTATCCTTCCTAATCGTAGCTTTTGTGGGATCAACTCTAGGAATAACCCCTTTTCCACCCGATGCTTTTAACCTTTGGACTTCCCTGGCAAGTTCCTGCTCTGAAAGTCCTTCAAAAGATTTTCCTATTCTGAGTTCTCCCTTTTCTCCAAGAACTTTACTTGATCTTACCGATCCCCTAAAAGGAATCTCTAAACCTTTAGGTTGTCCCGGTTCTGGCCCTTCTAAAATCGGTGGTCGTGTCGGAGTCTTTGCAAGCACTTCAGGATCAAGCCCCGCACGTTTTAAAGCAACTTCCCTCTGAGTTGGAATAAGCTGTCTTGGAGGAGGGGGTTGTTTTGTCACACCTTGTTCCACAGCTTGCCCAATCCTCCCGGCAAGCTCCTGAACTCTCTGAGCTTCTAACTCAGAACTAAGAGGAGCAGATAACTGCTTGGGTTGTTGCGCAATAGCTTGCCTTGTACGTTGCCCGATCTGCTGACTAACTTCGGGAGTTACAATAACCCCTTCCCTCGTTCCTGGCAAAAGTGCTTTGGGCTGTCTCGCCAATGCTTCTAATAAGTTCTTTTTCGATTGTTCCGTTACAATCACACCCTCTCTGCCCCATGGGAGAGCCAAGGGTTCCCTTGCTACCTGTCTCGCTAAAGCTTGTTGAGCCTGTCTCCCGGCAAGTCTCGTTTTTCTTGCGGAAAGGTTTTTAAGCGTATGCGCGGCTCTAAGAGCATCAACCCGTTTCCCGGCCTGCATGATACCCCTAACCCCTGCGGTTGGCGCTAAGGCTAACGTAGACCCCAATACATCTAAGCCAATCTGCGCCGGTAATCCTTGAGGCTCTTGAAATTGAGGATTGATCGCTTTTGCAACATTCGTGATTATGTCTCTCGGAGCGCGTTCCTCCAAGGGTCTGGAAGTAATCTCCCCTTGAGTTAGTAACTTCCCAAATGGTAATCCTCGAACCGCGCTTGGGAGAGCTTCTTTAAACCGACCTTCCTGCATAGCTGTGACTGCATTTATCGTGGGTTGGAATCCAGGAAATACCACCGGAGCAAGTTCTTGAGCCGCCCTCGCTTTCTGCTGGAAAACAGGGTCTTCAAGCACACCCATTTCAAATGCTCTTTTCAAATCAGTCTTAATACTTCTTTGAGGGATATCATCAAAAGCCCCTACAGTAGCAACACCACCGACTGAAGGAATATCGTCAAAATTACCCACGTTGTGCCTTTAATTGTGCAAGTCTTTGTTTAACTAAAAATGGGTCTTTCCCGCTTCTTATAGCTTCTTGTGCTTCCAAGTCTAAAGGATCGACTTGCCCGCCACCGGCAGGAGGAATCACTTGCCCGCCACCGGTTCTTTTCTGTGCAATTTGTTGAAAAATAATATCGGTAGGATCACCCGCCACCCCAAACCGTGGAGTCTTTAATTGATCTTCCGGAATCGGCTCACCGGTAATAGGATCAACCCCAAATTGTTGCCCGGTTCTGAATCTTGATATTTGTGTCCCTGGCGATTGAGGTTTTACAAATGATGGGTCAGACATTGCTTTCCCCTGAACATTCACAAACCCAGGAGGTAACGGTTGCTCCAGTGCGTCAATTTGAGCATTAAGCTGTCTTAACTGCGCTTGAGTGAGAGCATCAGAGAGTTGGTCAGACTGAATCTTTCGACGACGATCCTGCGCGCTCTGGAACCCTTCTGCCAATCCACCCGCGAAATCCCCAAACCCTTGCTGTCTTTGATTGTTTACTATGACTCTAGGTGGCATTATTTACTCCTTAAAATGGACTTATACTGGCGTTTGCTTGACCGAGTTTAATCAATTTTTTTAAAGCTGTGCTATCCATTCCCTGCGGAATTCCAAAGCCGCCTTTTCCAGGAGTCTTTAAAAGACTATCCGCGAGACTTAAAGGTTGCGCCGTTGGCGTTTGGGTCTGCCCGAACTTGTCGAAGAATCCACCTGCGGTTGATCCAATCGCCGCGCCTTGAGGACCACCAAGAAGAAGCCCCCCTATACCGCCGATTGTTTGCCCTAAACCACTTAAATCTTGACCACCTTGGTTGACAATGTGCGTGGGTTGTGTGGCGTTGTACTCAGCTAAATCAAAATTAGCACGATTCTGCTGAATCCCGGCCCCTAACCCCACAGTGTCGGGTTGAGCGAAAGTCGCCGCGTTTATGTCCTGTCTCCGAGCCTCCAAGTCCGCTATATCAATGTCCGCCAACCCTGAAGCCCTGGCTCTTGAGAAATCCCGGCCTTCACGGATGGCAAGGTCTAAAGGAACCCCACCCCTCAATCCTTGACTCGATGCCTGGCTCTGCCGCCTTCTCCTGGCATCCTCCTCGGCTTGTCCTAAATCCTGAGTGAACTCACTTCTAAGCTGTTCCCTGTGCCGTGGATCAAACCCGACAAGCCCTTCACCCCTGGAACGTCTTAAAATCTGTTCAATAAACTGCTGAGACAAGGGTTTTAATTGTTCAGCCCCGAATCCAACATCTCCCGCCGCAAACGGTCTTTGTCCCGTATACGGAGGAGCTTCAAAAGTAGTTACGTTATTTTTCTTTTTACCCCCAAATAATTTACCTAATCCATAACTTGCACCCGCGCCAATAAGAGAAAGAGTTATTGGATCAATCAAACAAAATAACTTCGGAAATAAAAATTTCATGAATCCCATAATGCCCCCTCAAGCCGCAACAAAAGTTGATTTGTAAAGAACTCCATCAATACCGTGATGGTAGATGGTCGGAATGTTTGAAATAAGTGCTAAAGTAGTTTTGCCTTTCCCCAAGGTCGTTAAAGTCGGGGCTTCTTTCCTGACGTTTCCAATCGTAAGATCATCCAAGGTGATCTCCTCCCTGATCCTGCGGTACATTTCTTTTATGTCCTGCGGACTATCAAACTTATCTAAAACCGGAAGTGTCATGAAAATGCCCTCTCAAAATCCTGTTCAGAACAGGATGGACACATTTTTCGACGAGCATTTTTTTTGTTATCTTTTT